GAGGAAAAAATGCCAAATGGTATATGAAAAAAGTCCAACCAAATAAAATAGATGATGCCATAGAAAAATACAAATTTAAGGACAACATACATCTTTGTACAATGTATATAATTGTTTGGGACTAATAAAACTATAAAAATAATTAAAATGAGGTTTTGATCTCTTTTTTATTCGGCGTTTGAAATATTACACCTTTGGCTATTTCAATAGCCTGGTAACCGTTACCTTTGTGACTGATTAATCGCCGAGAACTCGGCGATTTAATTGTCCAAAGGTGTAAAAGGTGTAAAAATTAAGAATTCAGCCAAGAAGAAGAAAGAAAATGGTCGTATTCAATATAACTAGACAAACTATAACACACATATTTTTCGAAGAATCGTTTGCTCGCTTTCCAGTTGGATTTACCCAATCTACAATAAAATTCGTAGATTTTGTCAAAGTCGATGAGTGAAACATCTTCTTCTGCATCGTATTTTTTTTTGAACTCTGACAACATGTTCGTGATGTCATTCACTTTGTCCCACAAAGAACAGGATATGTTCATGATGTATTTTTTATCCACAATTTGAACATCCGGATAAAAATGCGAGAGAATTTTAATGATATCGTTTTCATTTATCATTCCGTTAGAAGTCGTTTCTTCCTTGTTCTCTTGAACCCAATATTTGAACAAGTAACAAACCTCGTCATTCTCTAATTCATAATCAAAATCGATAAATTCATCCAACGTAGTCATCATTGTCCTCTCCCAAAAAAGAATGAAATCGGCAATCACGGGCAAGTATTTACTTGTCACATTCAAAAAACTGTCTGTTTTTTCATCATATTCGTACCTTTCTTTCAAGAACGTTTTCAATTGTTGGGAATAAATCATACTTGGAAAAGACAGTTGTGAAAGGTAATGTTTCCATATGAAATGCATGTTTTTCCACGACATTTTTGAATGATTCGATGATGGTTCTTTTTTTTCAGTTGGGTTTGTCGGGTTTGCCGGGTTTGAATCCAACAGTTCAACCAAAGAAAACTCGCAAAATTTATCCACAATAGTTTTTTGGTCATATTTTTTCATATAAAGAGTATATTGTTTGAATTCATCGTCCGCGTTTTTTTCTAAAAATGTATCTGAATCGACATGCCGCATAGAATAGTGCCCTGCAACACACAAAATATCCAATCCATTTTTTATCAAAATATCTTTGAGTGATTCCGAAGTCATCGAATCATTCATATTCAACAAACGACAATTGTTGTAATTATAATTTTCATGATATTTGGTAACACAATTGAAGGTGACATTTGTGAAACCGGTATTGATATATGTCATGTTTTCGAATTCAATAAAAACATGTTTTGCCGAAATGTGTTTCAAATTTTGTTTTGTTAAAAAAATGAGGTCCTGTTGTTTTTTCAAAAGATTGTCACCCAATACCGTTAAAAAATATTTGACTTCTTGTTTGGTTTTAAACAGCGCAGGACATAATGCCTTGATGACATGTTGAATGGTTTCACTATCCGGAATCGATTTGAACAAATGTCTATTTTTGATTTGTTTCAAGACATGAATGTTCGTCTTGTATTTCCACTGGGACAGCATTTCGTCTTTGTTGATTTCGGTTAATAACTTACACTGTATATCGTCCTCTTTTACAGATACATAATGTTTTCCGTCATAAAAATAATAACAGTTGTTATTGGGTAAATAGTAATAACGATTTTTACTCAAGAAAACTTGCATAAATATCTTTTGTTCATTCGACAACTGATTGATTCTCTCCACTCTCTTCTCGTAACCTTTGTTTTCATTCTCTAACAAATTCGGCAATCCAGACAAGTGAAACTGTAATCGTTGAATCATATATGTATTTTCTTTGTATTTCTCCAAGAGAGCTTTAATTTGTTCTTTTTGTTCTTCTAAGTATTCTTCATTTATTGACATTTTATTTTATAGAAGCGTTTATTTAGCCAAGATAAAAAGTATTTAAATTATTTTATCTGTAAAGTATAAGAAGGTGAAAAACAAAATTATCCGATGCCAAATACAAGAAAGAATTTCAAGTTGAAAAAACCTATCAAAGTCCCTTTGCGATACTTGCCCAAACGATTGACGCAAAAGGATAGAAAAAAACAGGCACGAATGTTACAAAAATCGAGGAAGATGTATAAACAGGGAAAATATTATACGCGAAAACAAGTGAAATCGTATTCGTCCAAACCATCAGGGCATGTAGACAACGCCAAAAGGATGTACAAAGTAGAAAGTATTGGTGCAACTCCGGAATTGGCGAAAAAAACCGGTTGTTCTGTGAAAACTTTAGCAGAAATTATTCGTAAAGGAGAAGGTGCATATTTTTCATCGGGTTCCCGTCCAAATCAAACGGGTCCTTCTTGGGGAAAGGCGCGTTTGGCGAGTGCAATTACTTCAGGAAAAGCGGCGGCTGTGGATTATTCTATTTTAGAGAAAGGTTGTTCGCGCGGAAGCAAAGCCTTACGACTTGCAAAGTTGGCGAAAAAAAAATACGGATATGGACAAGGAAGTATTCCAAAAGTAAAATTGTGAAAAAATGCGTTTAAAATATAATTTTCGCCAAAATAAGTATTTAAAGCTTTCGTGGAAAAAGGAATTATACTTTGATAGAATTCAAGATGTCCACGTTCAACACAAACAATAATGTTTTTACGATGAAGACGGTTCAAATCGCTCCCTTCCGCACATTAATGACTGCCCTCAAAGATATTTTGCTAGAGACAAATATCAGTTTTCAGCCCGATGGTATCCGTATTATCAACATGGACAAATCACATACCATTTTAGTTCATCTTTATTTAGCAGCGCAAAACTTTGAATTTTACGAATGCAAAAAGGAGAAAATTATTATTGGCGTCAACATGTTTCACTTGTTCAAGTTGATCAACTCTATCGATAATGACGATACATTAACAATGTATATTGAAAACGGTGATTATAATGACGGTATTGTTTCTCATTTGACATTAAAGTTTGAGAATGGAGAGATCAAACAGTGTAAAACTCAAAAATTAAGATTGATTGAGCCAGAGCCGGAAGAGTTGGAGTATCCAGATGTTAAATTTTCGTCGGTCATTAATTTACCGTCGACAGATTTCCAGAAAATCATTCGCGATTTGTCGTGTATTTCAGACAAGTTGGAAATTAAATCAGTCGGGAATGAGCTCATCTTCAAATGTAGTGGTCAGTTTGCCTCTGCCGAGATTCATCGTGCAGAGTCGGATGGAAGTATGGAATTTATTACCAAACAGGATTCGTCGAAGATTATTCAAGGCGAATTTTCTTTAAAAAATTTAAGTTATTTCATAAAATGTACAAACTTGTGTTCGCAAATTGAATTGTTTTTAGAAAATGATTTACCGCTTGTTGTGAAATATAATGTGGCGAGTTTAGGAGAAGTAAAGATGTGTGTGGCGGCTATTCCTTCTACATGAATTGGCGAGTCGTGTAGATTGTACATTATAATGTCTGAATGTCTGAATGTAAAATAAAAGGTAAAAAGTACAAAGTAAAAGTAAATAAATAAATAATAAAATATTTGTATATATCAGTATTTTATTATGGCTTCCAATTATGCAAATTATTTAGGCGCACGCAGATGTTGTGATTTGCGTGGTTTAGGACCGCAAGGTGCACAAGGCGCAGTTGGAGCATACGGTCCTATTGGACCGATTGGAGCACAGGGTCCACAAGGAAATACAGGAGCACAAGGAGCACAAGGAACTCAAGGTTCACAAGGTCCTTCCGGAACAGGTGGTCGTGACAGTGCATTTGGCAGTTATATCTCACCTCTTGGCGGTCAAAGTTATACATTAAATGACCCTATTCGTGTGAATATGGTATCCTATGCCCCGATTGTATTAGGTCAAAGTTATTCAATTCATGTAGCTATTTTTATTTCGTCGACGACAACTATTATTGCTGGTGGATTTAATAGTGGATGGAATATATCTTGTAACATAGAACCCAATCCAAATTCAGGATCTCTGATTCCTGCATACATATTTCCAAAAGTTTTCAGACACGAAGGAGCGATTATACCGCCTGTTCAGGCGATAAGACCTATGTTTGGAACTGCATATACTTCTGGAACAACCACGGCCACAGAATTAAGTGCAACTTTTTCAGATTTTTTCTTTTTTAACAATACAACTATTATAGCGGCAAATCCTTTCAATATCAATGTTTATGTAGGAGATAAAGCAGATCCAATAAATACATTTTATCCTGCAGGATTAGTTTTCAACGTGACGGTTACTATAAATCCAGTAAGCACAACAACAGGTGGTTAATTTGATTTTGTCGTATTGTTATAAAAATGGTCAAAAAATATAAAATGTAAAAATTGTAAAATAATAAAATAATAAAATAGTACTATACTATAAAATATTGATAAATTTATAAACATGGCGTCTACACGATTTAATAACGATCCTTGCCGAATTGCTAAAAAATTACAACAAATGACAGATCCAGGTCGCTGGACGTTGAATATGCCTGGAAATGGCGACAAACCTGCATTTGTAGAAGACCCTTATATTCGTATTCAAGGTTGGGGGGCGAATTTGATGACCAATTCTACAAATTTAGAAAGCGAGTTGCTGGGAGTCAATCGTCCCTTGAATAAAGATTGTTTAGGGGCAGATAACTATTTGAATCCGCGATTCAATTATCCAACACAAAAAATACAATATCCGAGCAATAAAAAATTGTCTACCGAACAATCTAGAGCAACTGATCCGGCGTGGACTTTCCGTGATTTAGAACAAGTGGATTGGTATACACTTCCATTAAATCCACAAGAAAATACTTGTATTCCCTTTCAAAACAATCTTAGCACGAGAATTATCGAAAAAGATTACTTTGTGGACAAAGTATACTGTTCTTTAGCCTCGAGCGACACGAAACAAGATTATTTTCCTTTACCATCGAATTACAAAAAAGGACAGGCCTCCAATTGCACAAATACAAATACATGCCAACCTTTTGATAGTTTATAATTTTTGTGAGGTGGTATTTTTGTGAGGCGGTATTTTTGTGAGGTGGTATTTTTGTCAGGTGGATATTTGAATTTTTAATATTTATATTTTTTTAGATAATGAATTATTATATATAGTATAATTATATATTATATATAATAATAATGGAATTAGCATTACCTTTATTAGCCTTGGCTGGTTTTTATGTCGTAAGTAATCAACAAGAAAGTGGACCGGCATCATCCTCTTCAAAAAAAAATAAAGTTCACTTTAATGATGTCAATAACAATACAACCCAAGAATCTATGAAAGAGGGATTCAACGGAATGAATCGATACAGAAAAGAGGAATTGTTGCCGAATGTAAATCCTATCGTGCAAAATTATCCGGCAATCAACAACAAAGAATTAAGAGATAGTGTAGGACAATACATAAATTCGAATAATGCAACCGATAAATATTTCAATCAAAACAAATATCAAAACGACCAAAGCGGTTCAGGAGTGAATGTAGGAAATCAAATTCAACAAGTCTACTCTTTAACCGGAGACTTTATAGACAAAACCAATTTCAAGCACAGCAATATGGTTCCTTTTAACGGTGGAAAATTCAAAGGTCAAGTCTACGATGTTAATTTGGCAGAAACCATTTTAGACAATACCGTTGGAGCGGGTTCTCAAGTAATCAAAAAGATAGAACAGGCACCTCTTTTCAAACCACAGGAAAACATGCAGTGGGCATACGGCGCACCTAACATGAGCGATTTTTATCAATCGAGAGTGAATCCAGGAATGAAAAGCAATAATGTAAAACCTTTTGAAACTGTAAGCGTTGGTCCTGGATTGAATCAAGGATATGGCACCGAAGGTAGTGCAGGTTACAACTCAGGTATGGAAGCGCGAAATTCATGGTTACCGAAAACGGTCGATGAACTAAGAGTCGCCACAAATCCAAAATTAGAATACTCGTTGAAAGATCACGAAGGTCCTTCTTATGCAAATGTGAAGAATGTAGGCATTCTCGGTAAAGTAGAGAAATACCTTCCAGATACATTTTTTATTCAAGGACAAGACCGTTGGCTCACAACCACAGGTCAAGAGAAGGCACAAATGTTACAATCGATACAAGAAGTTCATCCAACGGCCAGAAACGAAACTACGAGTGCATATACTGGCGCTGCAGGTGGTGAGAAATACGCCACTTATGTAGAACCTGCATTTGAAGCTCCAAAAAGAGAAGAACTAGCTTCATGTGATGTTTCACACAGTAGCGCGGCAAATCGTGGTTCTCAATACGAGTCTGGAGAGAGATTTCAACAAAGTCATACGACTTATACTACAAACAGAAGTGTGAACAGACAACCGGATACGATGAGAAGTGGGTTTGGAAGAACAATCGGCGCAGTGATTGCTCCTTTACTCGATGTGATAAAACCAACACGAAAGGAAGAAGTCTCGGCAAATGTTCGTGTTTACGGAGACGCCGGTTCCCGTGTTCCAGACAGTTATGCACCTGTAAATCCAGTTCCTATTACGATTAAGGAAACCACTTTGTTTACACCCAACTCTTACATCGGCAATCAATCGAGTGTGGGTTATGTAGTAAACGACCAACAACCCATAGCGAATCAGCGTGACACAACCAATAGGGCGGATATTGGAAATCCAGGTGGAAATTCTTCCAAATGGGGACTGCCTGAATACGACCAATATTATAGACAAACAAATAACGAGAGCAAAGAACAGTCTGTGGTGAGTAGGACAAATCAAGGAAACACGCAAATGTTTAATCAACAAATGCATGTGAATATTGCAAAGATTGACAGTGACCGTGAAAACAATCGTATGTGGGCACCTGGAACACTTGGTAATGGTAATATGCCTCCTACAAAAGAAATATACGGAGTAGTCAAGGGACCACAACAATACGATGAAAAAATGTTGCAGGACCGTATTTGTCCTGATATTTTGGATGCATTCCGGGCAAATCCGTATACTTTCAGTTTGACCAATTGTGCATAATTTGTGAATAAATTTCTCTCGAGAATAATGATTCGTTAAATAATATATTAAAATGAATTCTTGTTATACATAAATATAACAAGAGTTGTATATTTTATTTTGATTTTTGATTTTTGATTTTTGATTTTTGATTTTTGATTTTTGATTTTTGAAAATGTCAAAAAATATACACGATTCGATTCATACAAAATTAAAATATTTCCATGAAAATCACAAAATACCCAATCTATTATTTCACGGTCCCGGTGGTTCTGGTAAAAAAACGATTTTGAATCAATTTATTCAGTTGATATATGACAACGATAAAGACAAAATCAAAAAGTTTGTCATGTATGTAAATTGTGCACATGGAAAGGGAATTAAATTCATTCGAGACGAGTTGAAATTTTTCTCCAAAATGCATATTTGTTCGAACGGAGGAAACAATTTCAAAAGTATCATTTTGTTGAATGGCGACAAACTCACGATTGATGCACAGTCTGCACTACGAAGATGTATTGAATTGTTTAATCATACGACACGATTCTTTATTGTGGTGGAGGACAAGTACAAATTATTAAAACCTATCTTGTCCAGATTTTGTGAAATTTATATTCCTGAGCCGACGAATCATAGAGAAAAAACAATTCAATTGTATACATCACAGTTGAATGACACTTTTCATTTCAAGGAAGTAAAAACACTTCAAAACGATTGGCTTAAAAAGTATTTCGAGAAACATTTTCAATATGGTGTGGGGGAGAATGAGGAGGGGAATGAGGGGGGGAATGAGGGGAAAAAGAAAGAAAACGACAAAAACAATCAGGAAAAGGTGAGTGATTTGATAAGTCATTCTGTGAAAATATATGAAAAGGGGTATAGCGGATTAGACATTATGAGACTTCTCGAAAAAGAAAATTTGGATACGACTACACTATTCAAAAACATGAACGAAACCAAAAAAAACGAGTTGCTCTTTCATTTTCACAAAATAAAAAAAGAATTTAGAAACGAAAAAATAATTATATTCTTTTTTTTGAATTTCATCTTTTTGAGTTTAGATTACAGTCTTGAAAATATTTCCTTTATATAGAATTCGGTACAAACAAGAAACAGCGTGAAACATGGACGATTTTCAACTTTCTAGTTTGCACGAGAGTAAAAACGAATGGTGTTCCAGATTACTCACTATATTAACGCCACATGTTACCGAAGGGTTACGCTCTATTTTCGACGAGGCATACAAGTTGTGTAGAGAAAACGGTGAACTGGATAAATATTTAATGACTTTCCAGAATTTTATTACACGAATTCCAAAATGGAACGCTTCCATTATTGAAAATGAGAGAATCCGTATTGTAGAAAAAAGTGGGTGTGGATATTTAGAAGATTTGGTTACTTGTGTTCACATTATTCAATTGAAAATATTGACGGCCATCCGGGCGGGAAACAAACAGAAAAAGATCAACATCAACATTCCCAAATTAGACGATTTTATTCACAAAGTATACATTCAAGTTGCCAGAAAAATATACAAGAATGTGTATCTCTTTGAAATGGACGTTCCTGCATTACAGAAACAGAAATATTTTAGGGAGATGGAGATTCTAGTTCAAGAATCTATTTTGAACACCGTGAGAGAAAGTATACCCGTTGAGTCTATCTTACAGGCCTACATGGATGAAACGGTAGAGGAAGATGTTGTTGAAGAAATTAAAGAACAGGTGATTGAAGAACCTGTTGTGAAGGAGGGTGTTGGAAAATCACAGATTATTAGTGAAGAACCGGAGAAAATAACGGGTGAATCCAGGGTTGAATCAACTGGTGGGTCAACTGGTGGGTCAACTGGTGAAGTCAAAGAAGTAAAACAACTCGAAACGATGTCTGTTGTTACCGAACCTTCATCCACAATTCAATTCAACAATTTGGATTATGTGAGAGACGGAAACAACAAGGAACAAACAATCGACGCTCCAAAGAGTATTCAACGATTAGAGGAAATCAGCGCGATTCGTAATGCCCAACGAAAATTGGAAGAAGAGGACGATTCAAATCCAAAGTTGAAAATTTCTGAAGAATCTATACAACTGGACAATTTAGATGTTCACAATATAGACGCGAATGAAATGTCTATTCTACCCGATTTGTTATTGGATGATATTGAAGTGTTGGCTTGAATGTAACTAATTTATTTATAGAATTGCGTAAAATGCATCAACTTTAGAATATTCTTTCTTATTATAAGAGTTACAATAAGAAACTTACTTGTAGAAAAATAGACAAAAAGAATGAAAAATATTTTTATCGTTGCCGCTATTATTTCAATTATTTTCTTTTTAGTCAAATTTATCGAAATGCGATTTGTAGACAAGGAAAGTAAACCTTTGAAACTACTGATTCGCGATTCCTTGTTGGTTTATTTTAGCGTGATTTCTGGTAATTTCATTATCGAACAATTAAAACCTGTCATTCAAGAGGGCGGTGTCGCCGTGACAAATCCAACGGTGTTTATCGACAATCCTGGATTTTAGTTTTACGATTTGTGTTATTTAGTTTAACCTATATTTACATGTGATTTTGAATTCTTGAATCACATATAATGTTTTAGATTTTTCTAGTAAATGAAAATCATCTCCCAGACCACACTTTTACAACAGGAACTATAGATTGATTGTGTTTTTTAATATAATTACGATGTTGTTCATAAGTATATCCCCACCCGTAGTCACCTTTTCGATAATCATGAATATTACCAAAAAGAGAAGATTGTCTTTTCAAATATTTATATTCCATAAAAAACATGATTCCGATAATTCTTTCTAAACTACATCGGTCACTTTTGTTTTTTACATGATGAATCATATTGGAAAAATGATACTTTGTTTCTAAATAATTCAAAAAACCATGATTGATAAAACAAATAGTTCCAAAACATCCATCCCAATAACTGTCTGTTTTCATGCCTAAAACTTCTATATTTTTCGTATTCATTAAATTATTTTGCATAATTTGTGTATTTCTCATCGATTTCAATATTCGTAGCGTGTTCAAGACATTTTCGTCTTTACCGTATTGAAAATGCCAAAAAGGAACAACTTTCATCCCCGAGTTTACAAAATTTTTGAAATTTATTTTTCTCTTGATAAAAATACTGTCGTGAATAATAACCGCGTTGTCAAAGTATTTATTGCGTTGATAATAAATAAAAGGCAGTAACTCCCCTCTTTGCGGATATTCACTTTGAACATATTCTATATTTTCGTAAGGAACAAATTCTCTTACGAATTCTTCTTTACTATTATCATCGATCACTACAATTTTAATTTCTTTTGAGTAAAGGACGCGAATTGAAATTACAGCTTCATTCCAGTAATGATTTGTAGTTTCACTATTCACATGTCTTAGTATAATAAATCCATAAGACATTTTGTTTGTCTATTTATTATAATTGATATGATTATTTATATAATACAATAATGTTTTTGATTTGAAAAAAATACGACTTGTTTTTTGGAGGTTTTTGGGAGGTTTTTTGGGAAGGTTTTTGTAGATTTACAATTGCGAAATTTCATCGATATTCAAGACCTTTTCTAAAGACTCAATCCTATCTTTCGTTGTAATGTATGATTTGAACAAATTTCTCTCCAATTGAGCGTGAGGCGTATGATTATGAACACAACGAGCAATCATCTTGTACAATTTGAAATCGGGGTACCTCTCCAATCCGTTATTTTTATACAACACATTCAACCCATTATCGTCGATACACCAATCCACAATAAGTTGAGCGATTGGATTTTCCTCAATAATTTCTGTCAATTCCTCGAAATCCTCAATCAAATAATCAAAAATAGAACACGCCAGCCGACACAAATCAAAACTATAATTGGGCTCTAATCTCGGTTTCTTTTCGTTGAAGTAGGGGTCGGTATTGTATTGCGTAGCTGCATCTCCTCCAGACTGGAAACTGTCGCTACAATATCTTTTTCCGTGAAATTGGTAAATGGCTCTCCCAAAATCAATAATCTTGTAAATACGACCAAAAGTGGGAACCTTGTAATATTTCTCTTGAAAGTAATAGTAGAGGTAAGGCTCGTCGGTTTCAATAAACATAATATTGTTTGAATGTAAATCGTTGTGTGTAAAAGAAAATGCATCTTGGTAGACAATCAAAATCATTATGATTTGCATGAGAGCGGAGACCCATTCATCTTGGGATAATTCCTCGTTGAGAATAAGTGAATCGAATGTATTTTCACAGTGTTCCATACAGATGACTTGTACCGGGAATTTTTCAAAGGTGGATTCTATTTTTTCATCTTCGTCCTCCTCCTCGTCCTCGTCCTCCCATACCGACGAAGTAGCACTCGAGGTGTTGTTCCCCGTCTCTGGGTCGGATGAAGTGTCGTTCTCAACTTCGCTTTCGTTTGTATACGATGTTCTCGAAGAACAACTGGACCCCGATTGAATCGTAACCTTTTCGTCATCCGTCGATTTTTTCTCTATTGTTTCTCCTGAAAATGGAAAAGGCAAGTCATATTCCTTCAAATCGTCCAGCGTATAATGAGTTGTGGTTGCAGTGTCTTCTTTTTCATTTTTATCAGTTTGATTATTGTCTACATTCGGGGTGTTCTCTTGTATATCCTCTTCAAAAATATCCTCAAACAAATCGTTTTTGATCGATTTAATAGACATGTTCGATTTTTTACTTGTGGAATAATCGATTTTGATCGGTTTCATTTTAGCATCTTCTTCATAATTCACTAAATGATAATAATCATCAATTTGAAAGAGTTTGTTCTTGTGTTGATTGAAATAAGTGGATTTACACAAATAATCCAAATCGTCAATCACATTCACCTTGTAGTTTTGTTTTATCGCCAAAAAGGAACCATAAAAACCCATTCCGTGTTGGAAATTGTACTTTTCAATAAGCGAATTCGAGAGAAAAGAGAAAAAACTGTCCACATATGCACAGTGATTCTCATCTAGCAATCTCGAATGAATCTTTGAATTTTCATCTTTATTCCATTTGGGCAATTGAAACCATTTCTCTTCTTTGATATCATATTTGCCAATCATAAATTTCACGGGGTCAATCAACGGCGCCAATTTGAAAAAAACATTTTGTTTTTTCGTTCTGGAAGTATTGTGAATGTTCTTCAACTCACATTTGTATAATTTCGTCTTTTTCTCCTTGTTCGCCACCTCTTTTTTCAAAGAATGAATGTACCACTCGTGGTTTAAATTAATGGAATTGTAATTTGTCTCGTTCAACATGAACAATTTATTGTAAAGAGGAACATAATTTTGAATTTCTCTCAAATCCAAATATTTTTCTTCTTTGAATTGGGAAAAGACTTCCTGGTTTTTCCTTTTTTCATAGTGAAGTGACATTGATTAAAGAATATAATACTATCCAATATCTATTTTTATTCATTTTAAACTTATTTTATGGGGATTTTTTGGGGATTTTTTGGAGATTTTTTTGGGATTTCGAGAGAAAAGGTGCGTCGTTCACACAAAACATATTTTCTAAAGTTTATTCAAATGAGTTTAGAACTAAGAAAATTTGATATGAAAAGCATTAGTTTCAAACCAAATGAATCTAAAGGACCAGTGGTTGTTCTCATCGGCAGAAGAGACACCGGTAAATCTTTTTTGGTTCGTGATTTACTCTATTATCACCAAGACATTCCCATCGGCGTCGTCATCTCCGGAACGGAAGAAGGTAACGGATTCTACGGAAAACTAGTGCCTAAACTCTTTATCCATAATGAATACAACACCGCCATTATCGAAAACGTTCTAAAACGACAAAAGTCGGTTCTAAAACAAATTAAGAAAGAAATCGAAACGTACAAGAAAAGTTCGATTGATCCTCGCGCCTTTGTCATTTTAGATGATTGTCTTTATGATGCCACTTGGACTCGCGACAAGATGATGAGGCTGCTTTTTATGAATGGCCGTCACTGGAAGATAATGTTAATCATAACAATGCAATATCCGCTTGGCGTGCCCCCCACCCTGAGAACCAATATAGATTTCGTCTTTATTTTGAGAGAACCGTACATCGCCAATCGAAAGCGTATTTACGATAATTATGCAGGAATGTTTCCTACTTTTGAGTCCTTTTGTCAAGTGATGGATCAGTGCACGGAAAACTACGAGTGTTTGGTCATCAACAACAACGCCAAGTCGAATCGTTTACAGGAGCAAGTTTTCTGGTACAAGGCAGACAGTCACAACGATTTCAAGTTGGGAAGTGTTGAATTCTGGAATTTATCCAAAGATATACAGTCAGACGACGAGGAGGAACAATATGACCCAAATAATGCCAAAAAAAGAGGGGCGGGGCCTAAAATTAGCGTGAAGAAGACGAAGTGGTAAATTTTTATATTAATATATCGTAAAAATAATATAAAGACATGTATTATAACTAATTACACATTAAGATAATTATGGAAGTAGTTAAGGCATTTAACTCAAATAATTTACACACTGATATTCTTATTACACACTTGGTAATTACACCTTTTCTCATTTCAAACGCCCATTTTATTGAGCCAAAAAATAAGAAAAAATGTAAAATCAATAGTAGGAATTTCACCTACGATGGTCTTACTTTTTCCTGTTCTTC